GGGAACGAAAGCTCGGAAGCTCCGACGTTATAAAAATTGAAGGAAAACGCCGGAGCGTCTTATGTTTTATATAGCGTCTTCTCGCTCGTCCCAGCTCATCATGGTCCTCCAATAAAAGGACAATAACATGATGGAACAGTTGTGGGTGTTTGACAGGCTTTCCAGGTTTAAGGGAACCACAAGTAACCTAACCGGCCATATCCTGCCAAAATTGGTGTCAAATTTTGTTTGTGCCTACTCCGTATAAGAGTAGGGCGTCGCTGCGATAAAATTCATCAAAGTAAAGTCTTCTGCTGCTGCAGTAAGTTCGCTTGCGACATAAGTTGCGTTAGCCGTACAATCCATGAAAACGGAATAACTTCTCAGCGCCCTGGGAAGAAACATGGATGATAGTGAAGGATCGTAAATATCCGCATTTGACGGAACACCAAATAAATTATTGGTGTAACACGGAATTTCGAATTCGATACCTGAATTGGTGTAAGGGGCGAATTGAGTTGCTCCTCGAATTCCAGTTATATTACTGGCTCCCACTAATGAGAATCCCGGAGTAGGGACCCCAATAGGAGAATCGAGTTGTACGCTCATAATAGCCATCATCGCTGGTGCATGCCCCGTGATTCGAACTCGCTTTCTAAATCCCCCACGCATTCCTAAGTAGGAAGGACGGAGAAAGGAAAGAAGACTGACAGTCGAGCTATCCGCAGTGGTGCCTGACGGCGACGGCAAAAGTTGCGGAACGATAGTCGGACGATATACAACGAAATCGCCGACGTTATAGCTCGAAACGACAAGTGTCTTAACATCTGTCTGGGTGAATCGCTTAAGAAGGGACCTGAACGAAAAAACCCTCTCTCCGTAGTGTAGTTGAGCTGCCCTAACCGAATCAGACCCGATGTCGACCAAATCAATACAAGGTCCGTCCATTTGGGTGCTTGAATCACCTTGAGTGACCCTCTTTGGTAACAACGATTGATCGGGATAAGCGAATTCAATATCGTCACTCGAAACAGTGACCGCATAGTCAACGGCGTAGCCTGAAGGACCAACTAGATTGGTGATAGGGACCAAAGCGACCCAACCATTAGCATAGTTGCGCATAACACTAGCGGCGCTAGCACTACTAATACTATATTGGGAAACTGTATCTGGAGCACACTCTTGATAATACCTTGGTTGAGCCCATTTAATGCACACACTGACCTCAGTTGTTGTCTGCAAATCAATTATTGCAAGATAATTCTTGTTTAAAGACAATCCTGCAGAAATGAGGGAAAATTGATCGCAATTGGGTTCATAAAAAACAGCTATCTTACCCCTATGAAAGGAGGTGGGATAGAAAGTAAAGGTGAGTTTAATAGAACCACGCCACGCTTGAAAAGGAATTGAGGCGTAATGCAGGGCGGTAGGCTGAACGTACTGGTTCGTGCCACTGGTGTATCGTCTATGCATCTGGGGCATCACAAAAGCTCGCCAAATTGGAGACATTGGGGATGAAGAATAGCTCCATGTCTGTAGGTCTAGGAGAGACTCGCGCTTGGCTATGGTAGCAATGACCATATCATCATCAACAGTTCCACAAATTCTCGGATCAACG